ATGGACACTTTGCTCTATGTGGACAATATCCCAATAGGGCTTATATCTTCTGGGTTTTTTGAAGGCTTTGTTGAGGGCTGGACTTGGACACTTGGTAGACGAAACATAGAACTTACTATGTCTGTATCTAACTCAATCTACTCAACTCTTGATGTACAATGGGAAGACTACAACCCATTAACCCAATGGCAGAATCTAGACAATACAACTATGTGGCTTGACGTTATTTAAGAAAAGGATAAACTAGAACAATGGCAACTACTACGACCAATTACGGGTTTGATATACCCCAATCAACAGATTTAGTTAAAGACGGCGCTACGGCTATTGCCACGCTAGGTCAAGACATAGATACAGCTATGAACACAGCTCTTGGTACTAAAAAGGCTGGAATGGTTTTACTGAATACAACTAGTTTTAGTGGAGTAGCCAGTCAATCTATAAATAATGTTTTTAGTTCAACTTACCAATACTACAAAATTGTTTGGTCTGTCGTTATGAGTAATAGTTTTGAATTAAACTTTAAATTAAGGGTTTCAGGAAGTGATGCAACCAATAATTACAACATTTCACAAGTACGAACTTCAGGGGTAAGTTCAAGTACAGCATCTCAAGAAACTAATATTCCTGCGTTGCCTTTTAGTTATGGGAACACAAGTGGAATTAAACACGGCGAAGCAATAATATTCAATCCATTTCTAGCAACAAAAACAGGATTTAATTATCTTCATTATTCTGAAAATAATTCAAGTGGTGTAACTGGGGGATTACATACTGAATCAATTTCTTACACAGGTGCCACATTTTCAGTCTTTTCTGGCACTATAACTGGTGAAATTTTCGTCTATGGATTTAACAAATAGGAGTTATGACAATGGCAACTGAAAAGATTTTTATAGGTATAGATAATGACAAGATTGAATTAACTGGTGCAGATAAAGAAGCCTTTATTGCACAAAGAACAGCAGACCAAGATGCACGAGCACTACTCGAAGCCGAGTATAAAGCCAAGCAAGATGCACGCGATTCAGCAATTAAAAAACTTGGTGAAATAGCAGGACTCACAAAAGAAGAATTAGATGCAATCCTTTAACCACAAACAATTTTCTTTAGCTGCAATTGCTTTCTTAGCAGCTTGGCAAGCAACAGACTTTGCCCTTGATTACAGAGCTGTATTAGGTGCTGTTGTAGCTGCTTCAATGGGAGCTATGAACCCTAATGCCAAAACCAAGATTAAGTAAAGCAGCTGAGCAATTACGCTCTGAAATAAACGCCAAGTATCCTAAGCGAGATAAACGCTCAGACGGCTGGATAGGCGACACAGCACACAACGCACGCAAGTCAGACCATAACCCAGATAAGAATGGTTGGGTACGTGCCATAGATATTGATTCAGACCTTGTTAAAGGCTCTAGCAAAGAGTCTTGGTTACTTGCTGAGCAAATTAAGACAATTGCACTCAAAGGCGACAAAAGAGTCAGTTACATTATTCACCAACACAGAATAGCCTCACCACGACAAAATTGGGCTTGGCGTGTCTACAAAGGGTCTAACCCTCACGTATCACATTTGCATATATCCTTTACACAGGCAGGCGACCTCAACGGAAAGGTATTTGGAATATGAGCAAACCAAAATCAAAAAAGCAAACAATAGAACTACCAGACGTAATGGCCTCAGAGCTAGTAAAAGTGATTAACAAAGCACACGAAGATGGCAAACTAATAGTTGGATTCGTTGCACTTTTAGAAGTCTTTGATGGCAAGAAGAAAACAATAAAGATTATGGCTAATGAAGATATGCCACAACATTCAGTTTTTGGAATGATAAATTATGCAGCCGAAAAATACCAATTTACTCTTGCACCTGATGAAGATGAAGACGACGATTTTTATGACCCTAATTGGTATGACGGACAATGATTGGTGAACTTGTTGGCGTTATTGGTTTGCTTATTACTATCCTTGTTTTGGTTATTAAAGCAACTGCAGAAATTATTAAAATGAAGTCACAATTGTTTCCTAATGGTGGTAGTTCATTAAACGATAAAGTGACACGCCTACAGTTAGATGTTGTTAAAATTCGTAGTACTATAGATAGTATTAACTCACAGTTAGGTAAGAAACCTACACGAAAGAGGTAACTATTAAACGTTACGTCGTAATCTCAGACTTGCAATACCCATACATTAAAAAATCTTACGTTGATTCTTTACTTGATTACATCGATGCCGTCAAACCAGATAAATTACTTTGTGTTGGTGATGAACTTGATTGCCAAACCATTTCAACTTATGCACGTGGCACAGCCCTGGAGTTTGAGGGTTCTTTACAAAAGAATATAATTGGTTTGAAAGGCTTACTCAAAGAATTCCGTAGTGCTATTGGACGCAGTAAGCCTTTCGAAATACAACGCAGTAATCACACAATTCGTATAGAAAAATACATTAGCCGTCACGCACCAGCATTTGCAGTTATTGATGCTATTAAGATTGAAAATCTTTTAGGTTATAACGATAAAGATATTAAAGTTAAATACAACAGGTCTTTAACAGAAGTTGCTAAAGGCGTGATTATGGGTCACGGCGACGAAGGCAGGCTTTATAATCACGCAGGGCAAACAGCTCTAGGACTAGCTACAAGAACAGGTAAAAATGTTATTTGTGGCCATACACACAGACAAGGCATAAGCTCTGCAAGTCACGGATTTGCTGGCAATCTTTCAACACTTTGGGGTATGGAAGTTGGGCATTTATGCGACCTTAATAGTGCTGGTATGCGCTATATGAAAGAAGGTCACGCTAACTGGCAGGCAGGCTTTGGAATTCTTTACGAACAAGATGGGGTAGTTAAACCTGAGCTAGTACCTTTTAATAAAGATGGGTCTTTCATAGCTGAAGGCGAACTCTGGCGATAAAGCCGTTATCAAATTGTTATAATTCAATGCCGTGTTTTGACATAGGTAAGCCTTAACCTTTCTTTAACGAAAGGGGCAATATGGATAAAGAATGGTATCCAATCTCGCATCTCTTGGCGCACGCTTATCACACTATGGATTATTACCATAGAACTAGGTGCATCTTTGAGAAATGCGATTGTGAAAACAAGCTACAACAATTACAAGAATTTCACGGCATATTTATAGGAGTTAATTAAATGGATTATCTAAAGAACTACATAGAAGTTAAAGACAGAATACAAATGTTTTACGACAAATTTCCAGAGGGCACTTTGCATTTTCAATACAAAGGTGTACTGGAATTTAACGGCGAAACATACATTTATGGTGAAGCCTTTGCTTACCCAGAACGCGACAAGATGGCATACGCATCAGGTTGGGCTTGGGAACGCGTACCAGCTAGAGGCTTTGCTAAAGGCGCTGAAATGATGACCTTAGAAACATCAGCTTGGGGTCGCGCTATTGCAGCTCTTGGTATTGCTGTTACTAAAGGTATTGCTTCTAGAGAGGAAGTACAACGTAACGTGAACCCTGAAAACGACCCTTGGCAGACCCCACCAGATAGCCCTAAAAAGGCCGTAGAGGGCAAAATTAGCCAAGAAACCCTTACTCAGGTATCTGGACAACAACAAGGGGTAGAAAGAGGTTATTTAGGCTCTTATAGGGTTGCTACAGAAAAGCAAATAAACTTCTTGCATAGTCTTTGCAAACGTATCTATACTGACTGGGATAAAGACAAGTTACTAGCTTACCTGCAATACCTAGGCAAGGAAGTTAATGAAGAATTTAGCAAACTGGACTTCGTCCCATACACCATAGTTAAAAACCAATTAGACAACCAACAACAATTGGCAGATAACCTTAGTGCTTGGCTAAGTGCTTCTAAACTTCCCAAAAGTGACGAACAAGTAGAATGGGATACAGCAAAATTTTAGAGATACTTCTTATGAACCCATATTTTGATGACATTGAGCTACTACCAAACGATTACCGGAAAATAGCCGTTTGTGAGTCGTCATTAAACCCATCAGCGATAAATCGAACAGGCAAGTATAGGGGCTTGTTTCAATTCGATAATCGCTCTTGGGAATGGGTTGGGGGGTCTGGCGACCCTGCACGAGCTTCTGTGCGTGAACAATATAAACGCGCACAGATGCTTGTATCAAAGCAAGGATTTAACCGAGCATTTCCACAATGCTCAAAAATTATGGGGGTTAAATAATGGAAGCAATTATTGTATTCTTCGGTGCGTTTCTGGTGTTACTAGCGTTATATATGCGACAATAAGACCAAGAGAGGGGGGCGAATGAAACCACAAGACGTATACAAGCTAGAGCAAGTCTTGAGACTCTCAATTTCACAAGACTTACTCAACAAGGCATCAAACTTTCATAATCGTGATGATATGGAAGAAGCAAGAAAGATAGTAGAAAAAAAACACTAAGTCAAGACAGGGGCAACAAATGGAACAAAGATACATAGACGCATTACTATTTACAGGCGTAATACTAGCTGTGTTCGGTTTGGCAGTTTGTTGGGAAGTGATGAAAAACTATGTTAAATTTGATAAGTAGATGTGTTAGCTGTGGTGGCTGGTGCTATAACGCTAGTTTCTGCAAATGGTGTATGCAAAGGATTAAATAATGCAAATGTTAATTATAGGTATGTTTGCTGGTGCGTTTGTTAGCATAGCGTCACTAGCTATAGCGATTAAGTTGTACCTAAAATAATGGCTACATACGTGTGGTGCAAAGGCTGCGCCAAGATGATTGCTAAAGAACTATTACACGAGTGTGACAATGAGTAACGTCATATATCTACACTTCCATTACGATTACGACAACAGTAAAGAAGTTGCTTGCCGTGATGCTAAGTGTTACCAAAAAAGATTAGAAGATAAAAAGAAGCTAGAAGAATACCAAGATAAGGTAGATTTAGATTTAGCCCGTAAAGAAAACCTAATGCGCATAAACGATATGATTCAAGACCCAAGGATAGACAACTACAACGATTACTGATATAAGTACTGAGTTGGTCGCTTAAGCCAACTATAAACCTTAACTTGAGGGTTGCTTAGTAAGCAATTTAATGGCCGTTAGAGGGTCTTAAACAACTATGCCCACTATGCATAGCGTGTAACATAACGAGAAGTTACGACATCATAAGCTACTATTAACGAGTCTCCTAATAGATATAAACGTTTGTGATGATATGGCGAGACTACGCAGAATAACCAATAACGCGTCCGTTCGACAGTACGAAACCTCAGGGGTTCATACTAAGAGAATGGTTCTATTCCTTAGGCCGTTCTCTGTACTTC